GAATATTTAGAAGCCCATCAAGAAGTCAAAGAAATTTTTGCAACGAAAGATGGCTTTTTATTTGAAAAAAAATATGATGCTCTCACTCATGCAAGAACCTTAAATCCAGACAATCCCCAAGTAGAAACCTTCCAAAGGGAAAATGAGAAATCAGAAGATAAACCAGCTTCTGAAAATAAAGAAGGGCAAACTGGAAATTTAGAACAAGACAATAAAAATGCCGAAGCGAGTGATTCACTTCATGAAAATATAGAATCATGAGAACCATAAAATATATTGTGATTCACTGTACCGCAGGTCCAAGAACCCAAAAAACATCAGCGATTTTAGACTTTTGGAAAAGGGTTAAGGGCTGGAAACAGGTCGGTTATCATAAACTTATCTCGGAAGATGGAACAGTAGAAGAACTGGCGAAGCCCGAAGTGGTGGTCAATGGCGTCAGAGGTCAGAACTCTCATTCTTATCATATCTGCTACAAAGGCGGACAAGGCGGTAAGGATAATAGGACAGATGCACAAAAGGCTTCGCTTCTTTCTGAGATTAAAAAAGCAAGAGTGTTATTTCCTAATGCTCAGATTTTAGGGCATAGAGATTTAAGTCCAGACCTGAATGATGATGGAATTATTTCTCCTAACGAATGGACCAAAGAATGCCCCTCATTTGATGCAAAAAAAGAATATGAAAACATTTAATTTATTCATCGTTATAATTTTAGCCATGTTTTTAATTTCCTGCCGTAGCATTACTCGGCAGGAGAATAAAAGCAATGAAACCCACAGTGAGAGCATTACGGAGAAGAAAACCGAGTTTCGGGATACAATATTCCATACTCCCAAGGTAGTGAGTGGCCTAAAAGTGCCAAAATCGGTACTGCTTAAAAATGATTTTCAAAAGGAATTAAAAGACTTTGAAAACCCTTTTAAGCCACAGGTATTTTCTCAAAAGAATGGAAATGCTACGGCGAGACTACGAGTAGAAAAAGACACTATTTTAGTGGAGGCAGAATGCGATAGTTTAGCCATTAAAGCTCAAATCAGAAAAGATTTTGAACGAAAATATCTGAATTACATCTCTGAAAAAATCACTGAAAAAGAAGAAAAATCCAAAGGTATTTTTGAGGAAATTGCTTTTTGGATTACCTTATTCATCACTGGTTTAGGTGTGGGAATTTTCACTGGCATTATTATAACATATAAATATAAAAATTAAGATGGGATTACCAAAAATCAAATTTAATATTGCGAGTAATGGTCTTGGACTACTCTCGGCAACGATAGAAAAGAACGCAGGGCTTATCCTTACAGGGGTGAGCGTTGATGGAAAAATTAAAATAGGGGAAAGCAAACAGATTTTTTCTCTGCAAGATGCTCAGAAAATTGGGATTACAGAAGTAGAAAACCCTTTTGCTTATAAGCATATCAAAGCTTTTTATGATTATGCAGGCACTAATGCTGAACTTTGGGTAATGCTGGTTTCCGATGCAACCACAATGGAAAACATGGCAGATAAAGAGCAGAATTTAGCAAGAAAACTTCTTGATGATGCAGGAGGCAAAATCAGAATTTTAGGCTTTTGTAAAAAAAACAAAGGAACTGAAGCCATAAGTAATGGTTTAGATGCCGATGTAGATAAGGCCGTACAGAAAGCTCAACAATTAGCAGAAACTTTTGCAGAGAAGTATTTCCCTGTAAGAGTTATAATTTCAGCAAATAATTTTAATGGAAATGCCCAAGACTTAAAAGATTACAGCTCTACAAAGTTTAATCGGGTAAGTCTTCTTTTAGCCAATACCGATGGAGAAAAAGAAGCCTGTATTGGTTTAGTATTAGGGCGTTTGGCTTCTACTCCTGTGCAAAGAAATATAGGCAGGGTTAAGGACGGAGCCGTGGAGCTTTCTCAGGCTTATTTCACCAATGGCGAAAAGGTAGAGAGTCTATCCAGTGCATGGGACAGCATCGCTGATAAACATTATATTTTCATGCGAAATTTTGCTGGAAAATCAGGTTTTTTCTTTACCGATGACCCTACGCTCACCACTGAAACAGATGACTTCAAAAGCCTTACCAATGGCTTTGTCATGGATAAAGCGGTGATTATCGCTTATAATGTTTTAGTGGAAAATCTCGGAGATGAGATTGCCATCAATAGCAACGGAACTATTCACCCAGCCATTATTAAATCTTGGCAAAATGCTATTGAAAAAAATATCAATGGACAAATGACCCAGAGAGGAGAACTCAGTGGATTTAAGGCTTATATTGATGAAAATCAAGAAGTCATCAAAACAGGAATGATAAATGTGAACTTACAGCTTCAGCCTGTGGGTTATGCGAAATACATCACCGTTAATATCGGTTTTACTACAGAAATTAATAATTAAAAACTAATCATTAATAAAAAAATGGCAACTTGGAGTTCAAAACAATATTCATGGTGTAGCCTTTCTGTCGCTTTCGGCGGTAGAATTTTAGAGGGCATTACCGAATTGGAATACACCATTAAACAAGATAAAGATTATCTATTTGGGAGAGGATGTACCCCTCATGGAGTCGTGCGAGGAAACCGCACTGGTGATGGGAAAATCACCCTTTGGCAAAGTGAAGTAGAAGCAATGATAAGAGATGCAAAAAATAAAGATGTTTTAGCCTTATCCTTTGATATTATTGCTTCATATGTTCCTCATAATGGAGGGCAAATAGTAACTGATATTATTAAAAATGTGGAATTTACAGAAATGAAAAAATCCATGAAACAAGGTGATAAAAATATGCTTATAGAACTTCCTATCATCTTCACGAATGTAGAGTATCAAAAATAATATTGTGGCGGTAAGCCTTTTTAACTTTATAAAAAATAAAAAAATGGAAAATACAGAAGAAAAATTCATAGAAGAATTAAAAGCAAAACACGGACAGATTTATTTAATAGAATTTGAAGATGGCAAGAAAGCTTATCTTAAAAAGCCAAGTAGGAATGTTCTCTCTATGGCAATGACTAAAATGCAGTCCAATCCATTAGGTTTTGCAGAAACGATACTCAATCAATGTTTTGTCGCTGGTGATGAAGAGGTAAAAACAAGTGATGAATATTTCTTGGGAGCAGCAGGGCAGTTAGAACATCTTATGGAAGTAAAAAATGCCGAACTAAAAAAGTTATAGAGGATTCCAAAGGAGATTTGGAGTCCAACTGGATAGGTTATGTCAATACCATGCTGGAATATTATTTAGGTATCAATCCTCAAACTCTTACCGATGATGAGTGGGCGGAGAAATTCGCCCAACTTCAAAACATTAGAGAGGAAGAAGCAAAGACTAACGGCTTTTCTGGGTAAGAATTTTGTCAATATTGATAATAATACCTGAAGCACATGCTTGAAAGAAGATGGCTAATAGTATTCCTTGCCATAAAACCCCTTCCGTGTAGGTAGCGATAAGAATAGCAATTTGAAAAAATAGTATAGGCAACTGAATAAGCCATGCCCACCATTTTTTAAAGGGAGTAGAGGGAATTTGTAAAAATGAGATAATGCTCATCATTAAAGCAACCAATCCCCATTTGAATAGAAACAATAAAGCAACCACAGCAAGAGCTATCAGTCCAACAATCAAAATTGCATTAAGAATAAAACTAATCATATGAGTTACGGTTTTACAATATTTCTAAAAGATTTGGCATCATCTACTCTGATGAAGGTCAGCAGTGGCATTTCCAATATGGAAAGCCGTCTGCAATCCGGTCAATCAAAGATACAAAATAATTTTAGAAATACCACAAAATCTATTGATGAATTAAATGCAAAATTGCAAAGGCTTAATGCTCAAAGAACGGCTTCTACTTCTATCAGCGATATTCGTAGATTAAAAACAGAAGCTCTGCAAGTAGAACGGGAAATTAAACGATTAGAAGATCTCCCACCCAAAGGCTTTGGAGAAAGACTACGGAGTTTGGGCGGACAATTTGGAGGGTTAATCGGTCTTGCAGGAGGCGTAGGATTAGCCATTCAAGCGTGGGATGGCATTAAAAGCATCTTTTTCAAAGGTACTGAATTAGAGCAAACCCATGTAAAATTTGAGGTGCTTCTGGGCAGTGCTGAAAAAGCCCAAAAGATAATGAGCGAACTTAATAGCTATGCTCAGGCGACACCTTATGACTTGGACGGCATTCAGAAGAGTGCCGAAACCATGCTTGGTTTTGGAATTGCTCATGAAAAAATAATGCCGAATATTAAGATGCTCGGAGATGTAGCTATGGGAAATAAAGAGCGTTTGCAGGGAATTTCTCTCGCTTACTCTCAAATCATGGCCACAGGAAGACTAATGGGGCAAGATTTATTACAGCTCATCAATCAAGGATTTAATCCTTTACAGGTGATTTCTGAGCAAACAGGTCTATCCATTGGCGACTTAAAAGAGAAAATGGAAAAAGGGGCTATCTCTGCCGAAATGGTAGAAGAGGCCTTCCGCTTGGCGACATCAGAGGGCGGTAGGTATTATCAGATGACTGATAAGATGGGCGAAACCGCAGGTGGAAAATGGACTCAAATGATGGGAACTTTTGAAGAAGTTACCAAGAAAATAGGTCTTCGCTTTGCCGAGTGGATAAGCCCACTTTTTGATATTGGAAAATCCTTTGCTGAAAATATTATCCCTTTTGGAAATTGGGTAATAGGCTTTTTGCCAAGTATGGATAATCTTAAAATCATTTTAACACTGGTTTCTGGAATCGCATTCGCATTAGGACTTAATTTTTTAGCATTAAATGGAGCCTCAATAGCTCTGTCTATGGGAATGGGAATCCTCAATGGAGTGATGTGGGTTACCAATGGATTATTTTCCGTGTTCAATTTTATCTTAAATATGAGTCCATTAGGAAAAATTATTCTTTTAATTACTCTATTAGCAACTGCTGCTGTATGGGCTTATAACAAATTTGACCAATTCAGAGCCACTATTTTAGGACTTTGGGAAGTCTTAAAAGGTTTTGGAACGATGATTAAAAACTATGTTATCAATCGTTTTCAAGAGCTTTTGAAAGGTATTGCAGGCGTAGGTGAAGCTCTCGTGGCATTCTTCAATGGAGACTTTGAAGGAGCGATGAAAAAAGGAGCTCAAGCAGGAAAAAATCTTTTAGGAGTTAATTCAGCCAAACAAGCCTATCAAGATGGGAAAAAGGCAATTTCTCAATTTGATAGAGGTTGGAAAGAAGGCATGAATAAAGTTGTCCCTAAAACAGCAAAGAATATTGCAAACGCTCCTAAAAAAGTGCAAGGAGAACAACCTAAATCAGATATTTTCAACTCATTGCTCAATGATACTGGTGATAAAAAGAAGAAAAAAGGTAAAAAGAAAAACCCAGCCAAAGATAAAGCTAACGGCATTACTGCAGGTGGTTCAAGGCAAACGAATATCGTAGTCAATATCGGAAAACTTCAAGACCAAACAGTGATACAAGTAGATAACACAGAAAAAGGATTGAATAATTTAAGTGAGAAAGTTCAAGAACTTCTACTTCGTGCCGTCAATAGTGTTAATCAAATGCAATCATCACGATAGGTAATTTCTCAATAGAATTTATGATGTAAAACAGAAAATATGGATTTTGATATTAAAGAATTAATTGCAAAAGCTCATTTTGATTATGTAGGACCAGCATTTCCGAGCTGGTGGGGACAAAGTAAAAGCAAATTTGTTTTGCCTTCACTCATGGGAATAGGTTCGGCATTATTACTAGGACAAACTTATTTTCAGACCTTGAAAGTAAGCTATAAAGGAGAGCAGTTTGTTTTTCCTAATGAACCTTTAATTTCTTTGAGTTTAGCAAAGACTATTGTGGAAACAGCCACCGTAGGAAAGGAACGAAAAGGCACAGTGAAGGAATACATTTGCACCGAAGATTACACCCTATCCATTAAAGGAATTTGTGTAAATGAAGATATAGAAAAAAGAGATGAATATCCCACGGAGCAGGTGCAAGAACTACAACGATTATTTGAAATCAATGATAGTATAAATGTAGAAAACAATCCATTTTTAGAACTTTTTGGTATTCGTAGAATTGTCTTAAAGAGCATTGATTGGAGTGAAATGGCAGGACAACAAGGCTTACAGAAATATTCTATCACGGCAGTTTCTGACCAAGATTTTTATGCTGATTTAACAGAAAAGAATGCCATTAGCACCAGATTATAAAAATTATAAAAAATGTTTGTTTTAACCTCAGAAATTAAAATTGGTCAATTTACTTTCCGCTCCATCAGTGAAGTGGAAATTATCAAAAGCATTGAAGAACTATCGGATACAGCAACGATTAAAATGCCCTCTAAATTTATCGTTCGGCAAAATGGCGAAGAAAAATTAGTGGAAAATGCTCTGAAAGTTGGTGATAAAGTCAGTATTAAATTAGGTTATGAAGAAAAATATGAGGGAGTAGAATTTACAGGTTTTGTGGTGGCCATAGGCTCAAAAATCCCTTTGGAAATCAAATGTGAAGATGCAATGTGGCTTCTTAGAAGAAAAAACATCACCCACGCTTTCAATGATAAAACCCCACTAAAAACCATTTTACAAAAAGTGGTAGAAAATACAGAGATAGAACTTTCAGATAAAATCCCCGATGTAGAAGTGGAAAAGTTCATTATAAGAAATGCCAACGGCACCCAAGTATTACAAAAACTCAAAGAGCATTTGGCATTAAGTATTTATTTAGATAGTGAAGGGAAATTATATGCTGGATTGGAGCAATTAAATAATCTCCATAAAGAAGCAATTTATGATCTTAATTATAACCTTGTGGAGAATAATTTAGAATATAAAACCGCCGAGCAGAAGCGACTAAGAATCAAATATACCTACATGGATAGCAAGAATAAGAAAAAAAGCGTAGAAGTAGGCGATAAAGATGGCGAGCTTAGAACCTTTCATACCAGTATTATTTCTGATGAAAAAAAGATGGAAGAAATGGCTCATGCCGAAATGCAAAAGCTAAAATACGATGGTTTTGAAGGTAGTGTAAAATCTTTTTTAATTCCCTTTTCTACAAACGGAATGACTGCCGTTATTAAAGATAAAGAACATCCCAACCGAGAGGGCAAATACTTTATTAAAAAAGTAGTAACCTCTTTTGGAAATAATGGGGCAAGGCGTGAAATAAGCATTAGTAATAAATTATGAGTAAAGAATTACAAGATGCCCTACGGCGATTAAGCAAAAGAGAAACCGATACATTCCCTGCAAAGGTCGTATCTATTGACAAAAAAAAAGGCACTTGTGTGGTCAATGATGGCGATTTAGAATATACCGAAGTTAGACTATCAGCCACTATAGAAGACAATGCCAAAAGATTTTTTATCTATCCCAAAGTAGGAAGTTTCGTTTTGGTATCACCTATAAAAGAAGATATTCACAGGCTTTATGTAGAGTTTTTTAGTGAAATTGAAAGTATCGATTTAGAGATAGAAACTACTCAATTAAAAATCAATCATGAAGGATTTTTATTAAAAAAATCAAACGAGACTTTGGCAGGATTGATAAGTGATTTATTGCGAGAAATTCAGCAGATGAAATTCCTCACCACTTCGGGAGGTCCAACGACAAGGCTTATCAATAAAGAAAAATTCAAAGCGATTGAAAACCGCTTTAAGAACCTATTAAAAGACAATTAAAATGGCTTTAAACAAAGATAGATTAAAAGAAAAAATAAAACAGGCGTGGCTTTCAGAGATTGAAAATGAAGATGAGAACCAATTTTTGGACATCATCAGCGAAAAAATAGCCACCGCAGTGATAGAAGAAATGAAACAAATCACCATTACAGCGACCTGTCCCAATGGAAATATCACCATCATAAAAATAGAATAATGAACATC